ATCATTGCTAGTTTGCGTTGTTCCTCCGAAGCCAGCGGAAAATGGACGCGCATGGCGCCACCGAATAGATCTTCGAAATCATATGGCATGCCATCGGTTTCGCTCATCCAATCATAAATCTTTTCAGCGGAGTCTTGAGAGATCTCATTAAATAATTCCTGGTCTTCGAGAAGCTGCTTTTTTCTAGCTTCTCTAGACTCAATAATTTTTCCTAGAGAGTTTACTTTCTCACTGTACTCGCGAAATTCGGCGAGGATCTTCTTCATGCTTTTCATTTATGGGGCTCCGATGCAAATTGTGCATTTATAAATAGTACAATTTATGAACTAACGCCAAAACACCTGAATGATTATTATAGCGAATGCCAGTATGCTACAAATTATGGTTTTCGCGGTGAATGGAGACTCTCCCAACAACCACCATGTTAGTATCGGAAAGCTGATGTAGCTGGCTGTGAAGGCCAAGAATCTGGCAGTCCACAACTCACCTGAGGCTTCCATTATAAGCCTTGTGCCGTACCAAAAACAAAGCCCTACCGGGATTGAGTAGGTCGCGACTGCCAGGAGGGGTTTATCTTGCCACCAACTCCAAACAAACTGCGAGTTAAGTTGAAACCAAGCAAGTGCTTGGCCCGTGACGAACAGTAGTGCGCCATACAAAAATCTAGGATCCAATAATCAATACCTCTTCAGCCCTGTCCGGGTTGCTTGTAGGTCGATAAGCCTCCGTGAACATGAGTATTTCAGAACCAGAGTACAATTCAAGCAACTCCTTATTATATTTATATAACAAAATCCAACCAGGGACATCGCGGGACTTAATCATTTTTGCGAACTTCTTATGGTTGAGTTGGGGCCTTTCAGGGATCACAACGGCTGCTGCAAGATTTGATTTTATATACTCGGGCATTGCGCAGACGAGATAGTTTCCTGCATCCAGAGCAGTCGTGTAACTTTCCAACTCTAATGTAAACGGTTGGGCTTCAAAGCTTGCTAACTGATTTAACCTCATCTCGTTGAAATGTGGGGTGCCAGGGTCTAGGCGGCCGCCGGTTGTGGAGCCCTGCTCAGAACAGTGGTTCAGCACATAGAACAATGCTGAACGTAAAAATTCATCATCCGGCTGGTATACTTTCTTCTGCAGCATTGAGAAAAGCTTTTGCTCTCGGACTGGGTAGAAGCTACTGGCCATTTGGTATAGTTTTCCGGGATCCATTTGTATGCATTGCCAAAAGTCATACAACAAGCGATACTCCGTATATGCAGTCACCTTGTACCCTCTGGCTGCCAAACCAAGCTCGATAGAACCACCTCCAAGAAAAGGGGTAGTAATTGAAGTTTGGCCGAGAGGGATATGCTCAGCTATTACGCTAACTGCTAGTGGTTTGTCGTTCGGATACGTCAGTGGCGACTTCTGTGTCTTCTTTGCGTTCAACATCTTCTAATTGTTCCATGAAATATTCTTTAAGATCTGTAAAGCCGCCAATGAATTTCTCATTGCCAGAAACGTCCACCTCCACCACCATCGGCACTGTTTGCCAATCATACTTCTTCTTTACATTATGATAAAACTCCGGAGAGTTTTCAACCAGTGTAAGGACGAATTCGCTGCCAACAGAATGCAGAAGGTTTACTGCGTCCACACACCACGGACATGTTGCCTTAGCGTAAACATGATAGTATTTTAACATCATCCCTTTAGAAGTTCCTTTGCAGTGATGATATCGATCTTCTCGCGGACATCCGAAGGGTCTCCTACCACATTAATATCCAAGCCGGCTGAACCCCTGCTTAAATGAATCGTGCTAAACTGTTGGCGCTTGTCCAAGCCCGGAAGTTTACCTTCTGTTAATTCTCGCTTCAGCCAGGGGGCATTACGAATATATACTATATGGTTAGGGTTAATGAATACTTCCTGCAGCGAATAATTGCTGCCGGTAGTCGAGTTGTTCTGAACAATCTCTACGAATTTTACAACTTGGCCAATCATCTTATGTCCTTTATTTTATAGGTGCACTGGGTAGGCGTGCTTTAGTTCTACTGTCCACTTGGAGCCGCGGTATACCACCTCGACCGATTCCCCAGTCATTTCGGAAACCAGTACTGTAACGGGCGAATCCAACTTTAGATATTCGGTAACCGCGGTCGAGCCTAGGGTCGGGTCGAAGCGTTTTAAGTTTACCTCGGAAGGCACATAGATCAGATCACCAGATGTTGGAGACCAATCATTCATCATCGTGGCCCTGCTCTAAAGTCTCGGCGTTGACGGTTGCCATGGCTGCTGCTGCGTTGATCTGATCAATAGCCTCACTCGTAGGAGCAGGCTGGTGCTGGGGCGTTGATAACTGTTGCATACCTGAGAGCATCATTGCGATGTCAGATAAACGATAGTCAACGTCTGCCAAGGTACGACGGATGCTGTCAATCTTTTCTGTTCCGAATGAATAGTTGTCGTACTGCTCGGACTGTTTACAAATTTCTGGGTAGAATTTCACCGCATTACTGGACGCTCTCTCCAGCGTAGATACTGCCTCCGACAACAGGCGTGATACCAACTCTGGCACCTCTTCCACATTGACGGAATATTGAATGTTTACTCTCTGTTGCTGTGTATCACTCACAACACACCTCCTAATATGATATTATTATAACACCTTTAACTTGGTGTTGTCAACTTTTTTATTGACTTACGATAAGATTCCAAAATGTTGCGCTAGCGAGGCCCACAAGGGAAGTCACCAGGATCCACGTTATTCTAGAGCTTGTATCTTTCCACGCCTCCAAAGAGCGCAATCTAGCATACAATCCAGAGTCCGGGTTGTATACCGCTTCCTTGATCTTTCCAATATCCAGGGCCATCTGTTCTTGGCGATCTTTCACAACGTCAACTGCGTCCACTAAGCGTTGCAGTTTGGTATCAAGGGTCATAAGATCTAATTCGATCTCGTTCTTTACATCTTTAATTTCATCTGACATGGTATCTTAAGTAGTTGGCCATTGCGGTTCAGCTTTGTATAATAGCATAATTTGTAGTAATCAGTGTTCCCGCGGCTGAAACCGCGTTTTGCAGAGCCGTAGTGGTAACCTTGACTGGATCTAGGATACCCGCTTTCAGCAAGTTGGTCTGCTCAAGGGTGCGAAAGTTACACCCCATTGGCGCCGGGTCATTCGATACCTGATCTACAATCAAATCTGCACTAAGGCCAGCGTTCTGGGCCATTTGTCTAATTGGGCCGGACATTGCTTCTAAAAGAATATCCACTCCTCTTTGCTGATCTTCGTTGTCTGTGTCAATATTGTTTTGGATAGCTGCAGCAGTTCTGAGAAGTGCTGTTCCTCCGCCGGGTACAATACCATCAATCTGTGCAGACTTAACAGCTTCTAAGGCATCTTCAATCCGGTGCTTCTTTTCTACCATCTCGACCTGTGTTGGGGCCCCAACGTGGATTACGCCGACGCCTGAAGCCAGACGGGTGATGCGTTGCTGCATAGCATCACAAAGCTGCATCGAATCCTCGTTCGCAATCTCTTCCTTTAGTCTTGCAATCTGTGTTTCGATACCCTCGTAGTCTGCTTGGCCACCAACAATAGTCGTGTGCGTTTTTGTTGACTCAATGGTCTTGGCAGTACCAAGGTGCGTCAGGGTAGTTTCGCGGAGTTGCATGCCTTTGGCTCGCGTGATCAGGGTTGCACCGGTAGAGAGGGCCAAGTCTGCAAGCATATCTCGGCGCTCTTGACCGTAGCGTGGGGCCTTGATGGCTGCAACCTTAAGGCTGCCCCTCATTGTGTTCATGACTATAGCTGCGAGAGCTTGACCCTCGATGTCATCAGCTACGATGATTAGTGGCCGGCTCTCACGGGCGGCTAGCTCTAGTATCGGGAGAATGTCATCTACCATCTCGATCTTATAATCCGTCACAAGGATCAGCGGACTGGTATGATTCATTGTGCCGCGGCGTTCATCTGTGACGAAAGCTGCTGCGCGGTAACCAGAGTCAATGCGGAAGCCCTCCATGATATCCAAATGAGTTTCCATCGTACGAGACTCTTCAATCGTAATCGATCCGTCGTTGCCAACTTTATCAACAGCTGTGGCAATAAGTTTACCTATGTACTTATCGTTATTCGCTGAGATTGTCGCGATTTGTTCGACGTCAGCAATAGTTCTCACGGGGGTGGCAACCTCACGCAAGTGTTCAATGGCTACTTTGGCTGCAGCGTCCATGCCGCGCTTAAGCTCGACAGGAGAGGTTCCTGCCGCAAGATAGGGTTGGGCTCCAGTAAGGATAGCTCTCGACAGCACTGTCGCTGTGGTGGTGCCATCGCCGGCATGAGCATTCGTCTCGATGGCGGCTTGCTTAATAATCTGTGCTGCAGCATTTTCAAAATGATCTTCCAGGTGCACGAATTGTGCGACGGTAACTCCGTCTTTTGTAATAAAAGGGGCTTGGCCCTTCTCCTGTAAGATTACATTTCGGCCTTTCGGGCCTAGGGTAGTGGCCACATTGTCGGCCAGTGTATTTACTCCATTGAGAATCTTCTCTCGGAGCGTGGTTTTTGAATCATAGCTAAATGTTGACAATTAATCCTCCATCGTCTTTATACATTATAACCTAGTCACACAAGGATTGCAACTAATTTGTTAAAAATTATTCAGGTGCGTCTTCTGTGCGGGCTGCAAGCGATTTAACAATCGATTTTCCGTGAGTCTGAGCAGTTCGACTGGCTTCGGCTCCGACTGTACGATCCTCAGACGAAAAGTAAGTTCCGATATTCTCCGCGAACTCTTTTGTGGCCTGCAGCAGAGTGATCATATCATCGCCAAGCTTCTTAATGTAAATCTTGGCGACGGCTTCGATGTTCTTGCTAGAAAGATTTAAAGGTGGATAAAACTCTGTTTCCAAAAGAGAAGCCTGCGAAACGATGTCGTTGCCGGAGAGAGACCACTGAGAGCCTGCATCGTCGGAGCCCTTCTTGCCCCCCTCTCTCAGAGAGTTCTCTTCTGCCATAAGTTTTCTTTCTCTCTCATGAAAATGGCCAAAGTAAGATTCACTGACAGGCGCCTGCTCGACTTCGTCGTTACCGGCCATTGTAGCTTCTGCTTTTTTGACTCCCCTATCGAAATCGGCTCGCAGTCGGTCGCCATACTTCTTATCCGATCTGGCACGGGCCGCGTCAGACATCTTAGTACTTCTTGATGCAAAGCCAGCCTCAACTTTGTCTTCGTAAGATATACTTGCCCACCATGTATCAAAGTCTGGGCCATTCTCTCTAGAGTGTTCGAAGCCGGCTGTATTGGCTAACTGTCTCACCTTTAGAGTTGTTTGTCCACGTTGGACCATCGCATCAAAGGGGCTGATCTTAGGTTTGGCATCGGGGTCGGCTGGCTCAACAGCATCTTCTGGTGACTTTTCAAGATCGTCGAAAGCTCCAGCCGCGTCAAGGTTTTTATTGAACATTCCACGTTTCCATGTATAGCCCGGAGTCTGTTCTAAAATTCTAGCCATTTTAACTCGCCACTCTGGTGAGTCCTGCCAGACTGCGATGTGATCCTTTAAAGCTTCTGCTTGATTACCGAGCAGACCCATATTGTTTTTACCAGTGTTGGCAAACACCTGTACAACATTACTGCGCTTAATCTCAAATTCCCAAATACCAAGCTTATCGACATTCTCCCCTTCCTTATTCTTATAAGCAACAAGGTAGCCAATAGAGTCCACTCCACGGCCTCCACGAATGAATAAATAGTCAAATAGGTTAGTAAAACTGCCGTGAATTCCGGTTTTAGGACTTAATAGCTTCAAGCTTACATTTCGGTCATCGCTAGTGATGAAGTCCTCAATTGGCAAGGTACCGCCGACACGGCCGGCTTCTTGGCGGCCCTGAGTTAGCGCAGCCATGAACCCTTCGAACACGAAGCCGGCAGAGGATTCATTGAAGTCGTTTAGCGTAGCCTGCAGGGATTCGATAATTTGCATCATGCTGAGCAGTGTGTGAACTTTTCCGCCGGGAGCTTTTAATTTGGCTGATTCGGGATCTAGGAAAGAGTTAACATGTGCGATACGGTCTTTAATTGAGCCGGCTCGGTTAATAGCAGAAAATACTTTATCGATATCTTTTCGGGCCATTGAACTGGGATCACCCCAAGCTTCTGTTGGAACTAACTTGGGAATTGGAATGTGCACGCTGAAGCGGCCTGAGCTTGGGGAGGCCTCATCCTCTGTAATTGCTACGCGGGGGGCCTCACTCATCACTTCTTCGACTAAGCGTACTAGGGCCTCAAAGTCCATGCTCTCGCTGGGCTTTAAAAAGCCCTCTACTAATGTATCAAAATCTGACATTTTTTAATCCTCTATATCCGTGCTTTCCAAAAGGGTGTAGCTAAATGAATTTCCTAATCTGTTAGCGGCTTCTTTCATGGTTGACATGAAGGACTTGAAATCACTATCGTTTTTAAAAACTTGGCAGCCAGCGGACCATTTATCGACTCGGATTGAGTTGCGGCCGGCCTTGTGTAAATTGATCCCGAACCACCCTGTATCTTTAGTTGAGTCGTCCATATCGTGCTTTGAGTCGCGATCAGAGTCGCGCCAAACAGTAACCTCAGCACCCCTTTGGCATAACGCTTCGTATTTTCCTGCGTGCTTATCAATTTTGTGTGATCCTCGGTATTGGCCCGGGCAAAGAATGGCTGTGCCTTTGACGTTCATGGGGCGCTTAAGCCAGTAAAGTCCCGGATCTGTTGTGATTTGGTACGTATCCACTAGCCACCTTTTGTAGGAATCTCGGTAGATTATCAACATTACATCATCGAACTTATTTGCTTGACCGTGCATGTTTCTTACACCAATGATGTTTACATTATATGGTACACTACTATCAAAAAATTTGTAACCCTTTTTTTCAATAATCTTGCGGTACCTTTCTTTAATTATTTCTGCGTGATATCCTCTTACTTTGGCCATGCTGGATCCTTCAAATGTATTTATCGGCAATTCCGTACTGAATTGCTTCCTCTGCAGATAAATAGATGTTAACTCTCTTATCTAACAGTTTCTTGAGAGATCTTTTTGTAAAACTTGTCTCTGAGATTAATACTTCTACATATCGGGACTCCATTGCCTCGATGGATTCGAGGTCGGCAGCCATCGAGGGGAGAGAGCCTGCGATGCCGCCGGCGACATGATGAATCATTACCCTGCAGTTCTTGCCAATGCGGCGTTCGCCCTTTGTACCCGAAGCTAGGAGCAGTACTCCAGCTGACATTACTTTCCCCATGCCATAAGTGTGGATAGGAGTTTCTTCCTGCACAGATTTCATAACGTCATAAATCGCGAACATATCATCGGCATTCCCGCCATATGTTGAAATCATAAAGTCGATGCCGTGTACGAAGCGCTCGACTTCTTTACACTCGGCGTCGTCTGGGTTTACTGGTACGATCTCTTCACTATTGAGCGACATCGAGATCAATTCTTCGATAATCTTCTCACTCTGCTCATCGCAAACCTCACCAAATAGCTTCACAGACCGGGTTGCTCGGCCGCCTCCCATACCAAAACCGGGCAACATCGGTGTAGGCATGATAATAATCTTACTTTTCTCTGTATCTTCTGCTAACTCGGCAAGTTGCTCCAAATTCTGCTGTTCTTTTGTCATTGGGTGTACCTCAATATCGTGCGGTTCGAACTCTTTGCACGTATATTAACTAGTCGTGAAGAACTGTTTTATCGAAAAAACAAAGGCCGCGTGAACGCGGCCCTCGTATTTTTTGGGAGTTGTATAATACTACTTTGATGTATGGCTTCGAATACGTTTTGCGACGCGTCGGACGATGCGCTCTACAAGCTCGTCTTCTAAGGCTGGACCTTCCTCACCGGGAATCTCATCAGATAACTCGGCTTCAAGATCCGCGGGCTCTTCCTCCGGGGCGTCCAGATCCATTCCATCTTCCGGTGCTAGATCTAGGTCGGCCTCTTCGGAGCCCTCCTGCTCAACAGAAAGGTCAAGTTCCGGAATTGCAGCTTCAAGCTCCTGCTCCATAGCACCGAGCGCTGACGCCAGAGCATCCTCGACTTGGGCTACAACTTCAGGCGGCAGAGATTCGCCAGCAGCGTCGTCCATAGCTGGCTCGTCTTCGATTCCCAAATCTACATCCATAGCCGGCTCCTCTTCGGCGCCAAGGTCCATAGCGTCTTCGGGGCCCTCGTCTCCGGGAAGTTCATCTTCCAGAGGCTCTTCCTCTTCTTCTGCGATGGTCGGAAAATAGCCGGCCTCGTTGAGGCCGTCAACAAAGCCGTCTGATAGACTGCCCAGTGTTGCTAGCTTCATAAATCTACGAACTTGCGTTTCGTTTAAAAGTGTTTTTTTGCTCATTTTAGATGAATCTCCCATTATATATTTTCTTTTCGGATGAACATAGTGTATTGTATAATACACCCAAATCAACATTAGTAAATAGTACGAACTTTTGCTAAATGCTGTTCGTTGTGCTAAAAATCAAAAATCTTTCGCTTCTTGAGCTTTTCTAAAGCCTTTTGTTCAATCTGCTTAACTCTAGATAGTGACAAACCCATTCTTTTTGCTGTCTCTGCCAAAGTTAATGAGCCGTGTTCCCATACGGTCACATTTGTACAATTTCTGTCTTCTGGATAGTCCTGCCATAATCGGCAATTGCATCTGTCGCAATTCTTGTCTTCCTTAATCAGATTCATCCAAGCGCCACAAGAAGGCTCATTTTGTTTATTCTTCTGTTTCATAGCTCGGGGTGCTCCTGTTCAATTAGGTCGAAGATATCAGACACTTCAGCCTCCCTAAGTCCATGAGTCTCTTCCGCTTCTCTTCCTTTTTCTATCATCTTGTTCATTTTCTTTCTCTGAGTGGCGGACTGTGTTCCCGCTTCTTGTTTATAGTTATCGATAAATGCTAACAAATCCGAGTCTTTATTCAAATAACCAGTTATCATCATTCGAAAAAACGCCGATTGTGTTAGTCCGTCATGCTGCAGCCGGATCTTCAGGTCTGCGTGGCGCTTGTCATTATCATAGAAGATGACTTTTTTATCATTCGGGCCGTATTCTTCAAACTCAGCCATATCGAACCTTAATGTGAGTCGAGCTTTCCACTTGGCCGGCGGGGGTCTGTTGAATCAACTGGCACTTTGCGGCGAACTCGCTGAGATTGTGTGCGCCGGTATAAGAGAATCCGCTGCGAATTCCGTTATCTAGCTGCTGGAGGATGGGCACTACCGAGCCTCGATAAGGCAACATGCTCGCGACACCCTCCAGTGAAGATGTTCTGCCTCGCCAGCTAAGCTGCGCTTCTGCTGAAGCCATGCCACGATACTCTTTATACTTCTGGCCATCCATCGAAATGATACGGCCTGGGCACTCGTCTGTGCCTGCTAGAAGAGATCCCAGCATAACGAAGTCTGCGCCGGCAGCGAGGGATTTTACAATGTCGCCGCTGTTTTTGATTCCGCCATCGGCAATCAGTTTCACGCCATACTCATCTGCCACTGCAGAGCAGTCTAGAATAGATTGGAACGTGGGCATGCCGTGGCCTGTTTGAATGCGAGTTGAGCAGATGGAACCTCCGCCGATGCCGACGCGAATGCTGTTGGCTCCCCACTTTGCTAGATCCTGGACTGCTTCGGGAGTGGCGACATTGCCAGCCATCAAGTGTATCTTTTTAGCTTGGGCAGTTGGCACGATGGCGGCCAACGTCTTCTGCACTAAGGAGTGGTGACCATGCGCAACATCGATACATAAAACGTCGGCGCCGGCAGCCATAAGAGCGTGCGCACGTACGATGGCTTCGTCACCAGTGCCGATTGCGGCGCCGACAGCGGAAGAGTCGTCCTTTTTTACATCCATAACGGTCTGGACCTGTTCAATGGTGTCCATGTAGCGGTGGATAATTGCCATGCCTCCCATCCGAGAAATAACTGTCGCCATTTCAAATCCGCTCACTGTGTCCATAGGACTGGCTATGATGGGCAGGGTTAGTTCAAGGTCAGGTGACAATCGTGAGGATATATCAATCTGCCGGCGGCTCTTAATATCACTATACTGTGGTTGCAAGAGCACATCGTCGTATGATAGTGTTTTTCTCATTGTTCTTCTTCCGTGGTAGACTCGGGTGGTGGCGCGAATCTCTCCGCCATCGACTCTACAATATTGATAGCCTTCTGCCAACAATCGGGGCAATACAAGTTTACTTTTTCTTCTGCTTCTCTGACTGCCACATGCCAAGTTGCAACCATATCTCGGTCTGTCTTATCAAATGGGGTGTGGCATGTCAAGCACTCGTCAGGGAGATGACCGAAGAGCGCGACCTTCTGGCCGATGTCGGTATTCGCCTTTTTGGCCTTCTTTATCGATTGCCGGCGAAGTGCGTCGTCGGCCCGGCGCTGCTTTCTATTCACTTGCTCTTGCCTCAGTGGAGGGCCGGATTCGGCGAGACTCGACGGTCGCATCCGTAATCGTTCCTGGGGATTCTTCTTCCTCTTCTGTTTCCTCGACTTCAACCTCTGTTGTGGGTTGCAGGGCCTGGTTCCCGGCAGCGAGAATATCTGGTGCATACTGTTGAAGAGTCAGCATTGCACCCTCTAACTGTGCCAACTGCGCAGCCAGGGTCGATATTTGGTTTACATCTTCGGCCGTGGTTGGACGGCGGGCGATGTCTTTCATTCGACCTAGGCGTTCGAAGGCCTGTGAGCGAAGGTATAAAATTGCGGCTTGCATCGTTTCGTCTGTCATGTGTTTACTCCTTATTGTCTTTTACTTATTACTAACGGTTCATTGCGCCGAAGATTTGTTGGCCAGCATGGCTTCCATCAAATACAATCACGGCTGAGGGGAACGGGGCGCAGTTCTTAGCTGCTCCGAATTTGAGTCGACCCTTGACGAAGTGCACCTCTGCTGCCTTCATAACATAGGAATGCCAGTACTTTGTATCGGTCCTTGCCGGGATCAACATTACTACTCGGGAATTCTCATTCTTTGCTGTATTGTAGGCCTTCTCGATCCACTTCTCAATACCTCGCCCATAAGGGGGGTTGACAAACACTGTGTGGCCAGTCCAATCTTTGGATAGTCCGTCCTCAATCTCCGTGTAGAAGTTTGCACACTTTGTATTGTGGGTGCTTGCGCAGGGATCTAGATCGAACGGTCCATATCTCCAATTGAGTTTATCAAAGAAGTCTTGAGGGGTTGCCCAATCTCCTGTTTTCGAGGAAAACATTACTTTTTGTACATTACTATTCATTTGTTACCTTTTGTATTAATCTGGACAAATACCAGTGGGCCTTTTTCAAGTCCTGCAGGGCTTCGCCTTTGTGTCGTGAGCGGGCAACATACTTAATCACATTGCCCTCGCAGAAGTTTAGATCCCAATCCTCAATCGCATCTATAACTTCAATCTTTCCTTGGTTATAATGCGAAGGGTGATCAACCATCTCCCTCCTAGGCATCGGTGCTTCCCAGGGCCCCTGAGCCGCGGTTACTAATTGTCATCGGCTCCGCATAGAGCGCGTCTTGGGAGCGCTCTGTGGGTCGGAAATGCACCACGGGCGTCATCACAAGTTGTGCGATTTTCATGTTTTTCTCGATAAGCTGCCGATCTCGACCTACATTATGTAGGTTTACGAATACCTCGCCATCATAACCAGAATCAACTACACACGCGCCCACTAGTAGGTGTCGCTTCGCTGCATTTCCGGATCGGTTCTTTACTTCTAACATGTACCCGTGGGGCACTCCAAACTTGAGACCGGTCTGAAATAGACCAGATTCACCGGGCTCAAGCCACTTGCCAGTAAGAGATGAATCCTCTGGGCAAAAATAAACGTCTAGGCCAGCATCCGAAGGGTTTGCTCGGGTTGGAGTTACGACGTCCTTACGGGTCTTATAAAACTCAACAAGCATCTTAGGAATCCTCTTCCGTATTGTTGTAGGTCGCAGTGCCGCTAGCTGGGCGTACCAGTGCTTCGTACACATCATACAATTCGTCCAAATCGATCTCACTCCTCATCAAGCGATACGCCTTTGTTGCGAGGCGCTGTTCAGTCTGAGTGAGCCAACCCTGCCTCTTGAAGTCCATTCGAAGATCTCGCTTCTGCTCCTTATAGGGCTCCATCGCATCCTCGATTGTCTTGAGATTACGAATGTACTCAATGATTTTGGCCTTTTTGTCGTCGTCTAAGTTTAGCATTTTTTCTCCTTTGCTATACTATTATTATACTAAAGTTTTGTATGAAAGTCAATAGTGATTTTGAATTATATTAGTCGCGCTCGGCTACGGTCATGACCATGAAAGGGTCGGTACATAGCGGGGATACATCGCTTGGGATGCTGGATCCAAACGCAATGCCATAAAATTCGTGTGTGATCCACACAGGCTGCTGTTGGTCTAGCGTTGTAGTGGTGATAGCCGGAGGATCGTCGCAACGCAAGATCGTTCTTCCGTACACGGTCTTATCTACTGTCACTATCGTACAGCCGGCGGATCTGATATTTGCTAGTGTCGCGTCTAGACACATGCTGCTTGATGGCGTAAACTCAATGCTCGTCGATGGTGTGGTAGTGTGTGCACACCCACCAAGTAAAGCGAGAAGGATCATCCTATACATACTAACCTTTTTTTGTTTGTTTCTTGATTATCTCAAAGTCGAAAACCCAGACATTTGGCTTTTCATTCTTTTTATATGGTACACCACTTTGGCGTAATTTGTCAACATCTTTTTTATAAATTATTGTTGCGTCCCAGCCTTCAGCACCCCAGCCGACGCCAAAGTTGGCGTGGCGCTCATCGAGACGAACGTGGACTTCAGGGCCTGCGAAGCTCTTTACTAGGACAATATCGCCTGTTTTGTATTCCATTCATATAATATAACAGGTTGTTAGCTTCGTGTCAAGTGTTAATGTGGATTATTATCGGGTCTGGGAATACGAGCGGCCAGCAAACTTCGTCGCTTCCGACCGACTCAATCCTTGATCTCTCATCAGTTTCTCAATTTTTTCTTTTTGAGCGGCTTCGCGTTTCTGGCGTTCGGCGCCACCTTCCTCAAGCTCTTCTCCACCTTCAAGCGAGTCTTCGGGTTCGATAGCATTAGCACGCTCCCTGCCTTTTTCGCTGCTAGCGGAGAGCATCTTGAGGGCCTCGTCGTATGCTAGTTGTGGTTTGCCACTCTTGATCATATTGGCAATCTTCTCCAAAACCTTTTCGTAGTCGTTTCGTCTTGCCCCCATCCGAGCCTTGTCGGATGCATCACCATCTGTGTCGGTGAAGATCATTTCGCCGTCCTTGTTGATGACTTGGCCGCCTTCTTCCATGGGCTCGTCGTCGTAACCACCGTGGCGGAAACCCTTGTATCCTGCTGGGTCTGGGCCTTCCATCTCGGCCTGTAACTGTGCCAGGATATTTGCGAGGTCGTTTTCAATCTTTTTCGGATCCTGGCCTTGACGAAGCTGAGCACTAAGTCGATCCAGGGCGGCAGCAGTGTCGGTGTCATCACCCATCTCAGGATCATCGCCGCCCATATCAACGACACCTTCTTTGTGTGGAAGCCTGACATCAACTGAGTCTTTGGCTGTCTCTTTGTCTTTGCGCTTTTTGCGCTTTTTGTTCCGCGCGCGCATGTCTTCAACGCCTTCTTTGATAGCCTTGACAGTTTCCTCGTGGATGATTCTTGCGAGACCTTCCTTGTTTAACGTTCGGTTGCCGAACTCGTCTCGGTCAGCGAAAGGGGCGTTGCGCGTTGTTTTAAGTGGGGGCATATCATCGATGGCCTGCGTGTGGCCGCCTAGAATGTGGTGCTGAATTGTTTCAAGTCTGTTCCTCTGATCATCTGTGAGATCGAGTGTGTTAAGCAGGTCTTCAAGGTAGGCTTCAATCTGCTCATCATCTAGTTGGCCGGGGGGGGCAAGTTGCGGGGAACCATCGAGGGCTTTGACGTTGTTGGCCATGGCCAACTCCTTTTCCCATTCTGCAGGTCCGCCGGCTTCAGCCATGGCCTTGACTTCTTCTTTGATAATCTCTTTAATTCTTGCAGTGGTAATCTTCATTTTTAATCCTTATATTTTAATCTAGGGTTCGCTCTGCGGCGGCCAATTGATCTCATCCTGTTAAAAGTGTCTCCCGTTCGGTCGACTTCTGGGCCAAGGTCAAGGGCTGGCTCCGAGGAGTCTTCTTCACCCGCTCCTGAAAGATGGTTCAATACTGTATTTATATAGTCGTGAGCCTTTGTAATCTTTGATTCGACCCACTCGTCTAAGTTGTCTTCATCGCTAATCATGCCCTGGACTTCGTCGACCATCTGGGCGAGTCGTCCGAGTTGGCCAACGGCCATGGAGCCTTCTCCATCGTGACCTTCTTCAAGCTGATCTTTTACCACTGTACCGAACAGGTCCGCGGCTTCCTCGTTAGTAAGAACAACCTCAAGCTCTTCTTTGATCATCTGTTTGATCTGTGTCATTGTAAACTTCATTACCAACCCTCCATGTTGTATGCTTCATCTTCAGTTGCAGGTTCTAAGTCGAAAGAGTCTTCCTCAATATAGGGCTCCAGAGCTTCTGCGAGCGCGTCGGCAATCATTTGTGGCACATCAGACAGAGCGTCCATCACGGCGCCCTTAATCTCTTTACGCAAGTGTTTCATGGGTGCACCGCCAGAGTGGCGCTGCTCATGACTAACAACATAGTTGCCTACTACAGAAATAAGCTCGTCATATGATAAGCCTTGGCCCATAAAATTCACACCCTCAGAGGCGTCGATCTCAATTTGATCTAATTCTCGCGAAAACTCTTCCATTGCCTCTTCTGCAGCGGACACAGGTGCGTCGGCAGTGTTGGGCAGTTGTGTCAGGTAATCGTCTTTAATCTCGGCAATCATTTGCCGTAACATTTTGTTGGTTAAAAACACAGGTATCTCCTTTTAATCGAACATTTATAAATAGTAGCGTAGTCGTTAATCGTAATTTTATTTAGAGTGCTTATCTGCAATAGATGCTGCGGCAAACGCATCAGGTTTTATTTTTGTCTCAAAACCAGCACCTCTGGCAAAGCCTACCAGCATATCTGAGAACTGACTTGTACTCTCTTTTTTATCTGATGCGCTAACATCTAAATGAATTTCGACTTTGATTTCTGGGCATAGTTGCATGAGTTTTAATCCTAATTGAACCGAACGATTTGTTTCTTCTGTTATTCTCGCGATCAAAACATCATACGGACCCTTGTCAGAATCTGTTCTGGTTACAAAATATCTGCCCCCGGATTGCCCGAGGGCGCCATGTAGAACCAGCGCGGTTGAAAAGGTGCATCGCTCTTTATTTACAAACGAGTCAGTGCCCAAATATACCGTTCCGCCGGATGCTACATGATCTCCAATATGCTGCATTATCCTATCAAAGTCTATCAACCTTCCGGATCCGGTAAACCATCTTGCCATTACAACTAACTATCCGAGTAAACGGAAATTGTACTGAATAGACCGGGTGCTAAATCCCCATTGGGTATTGTGATCTAGTTTTGCCAAGTATGGCCGGTTTAACAGGATGCGGTCTTTTTCGGGCTTAACACCCCAACACCGAATCTTGGTCAGTGCGTTGGTTGAGTCAATCACTTCAAGGATCCAATAAAGTTTACCATTCTTGGTCTTCTTCGGAACAACCTTTCGTGGAATAAACCATGCAACCTGCAGATCTGGATCAAACTCTGCGATGGGTGGAATGAACTTCTCCTCTAGCCTCTGCATAATATCGTCGTCAATCACACGGGACATGGGGAAAACGCCAGTCAGATCAACAATAGACTGAATCTTTTCTTCTTCGGTAAACTCGCCTTCAGGTCGATACACTTCTACATTTTCAATGAACTTCTTTTTGTTCTTGGGCCGATCTACTGCTACAGCAGACCAAAAATGCTTTGTACCCGTGAACCTCTCATCCATTAAGCAATCAAGCGATTCACTACGGATTAGTACATCCAGTGCCTTCTTATTAAGCTTTGAATAAGAAATCTTATCATTGAACAGGAACTCTTCAATATCTGCATAGGGTCGACTATTCAAGATCTGGTCGATAGCAGCATCGCCAAGACCCTTGATGGAGCTAAATGGCTGAATCAGTGTCGTACCTTCCGTGTTAATCTCCCAGACTCTGCCTGAAGTATTTACATTTAGCGGACGGATATCGAAACCAAAGTTCTTTGCGACACTGATAGCGCGCTCCTTACGAGATTCGGGCTCCTTATCGAGGAAGGCTGCGACCCACTCAGCTGGATAGTAGTTGAGAAGCCAAGCACATTGGTATGACAGGATGCTGTATGACACAGCATGCGATTTGTTGAAGCCGTAGCCTGAGAAGTACTCAAAGGTTTCCCAAAGGCGTTGGGCTGTGCTCTTCTGTAGGCCCTTTTCGATACACCCATCAATGAACTTCTTAAGAATCTTGTTCTTTTCTTGGGCGCCCTTTCCGGTACCCTTCTTTGTCAGCAGTTTACGAAGCTTGTTACCTTCATCTAGGCTAACGTCTTTGCCGAGCTTATGCGCCAACAGGGCGATCTGCTCTTGGAAGATTAGAAAGCCAAAGGTCTCCTCTGTAATCTCTTGAACGAGGGGGTGCACATACTTAATATACTGCGGATTCTCTTTCGCCTCGACATATTGATCGTCAACGTCGGCCGAAAGCGGGCCCGGTCGGAAGATAGAAGTGATAGCGGAGATGTCAATAATGCTTCGTGGCTTTGCGCGTACGCAGAAACTTTGGGCGCCGGACTCAGTAAACTGGAAAACTCCTGCCCACTTACCCGCATGAAAGATGTTCTCGTATACAGCCTGATCATCGAGATCAATCGTATCTGGGTGGAGGTTCTTTTCATAGTATGCCTTAACATCTGCAAACGACGGATTCTCAATATTGTGGTGCCGAGTCAAGATATGACGAATTGCTCCGTCAATCATACGCAAAGAGGCAAGACCCAACAAGTCAAACTTGATAAATCCCATCGGCTCAAGGTGGCGTACGTTTTGACCCTCAGACCAGGGAGTCTGTCGGACTCCTCCCGAATTAATCAGTGGCATGTGATCGTCAAGGTTTTCTGCGACAACGACACCGCCGGCATGACGGCTACAACTACGTACTTGGCCAACCAAGGTCTCAACGTGAGTCTTGATATCTGGGTATGTCTCAAGGAAGGTACGAAGGGTTGGACTAAACTCAACAACCTCTTGCCAAGTTGGTGTATAAACGCCGGCTTTGATTCCGTGCTTTTGTTTGGCTAGCGGAATAGCTTCCGACATCATAACCGAAGTTACTTTATTTACTTCTGTAAACTCTACGCCATAAAACTTAGAGATGTCTTTAATAAGAGAGCGCAGCTGCAACGTGTTCCAGTTGGAGATCGGGGCAACGGTATCGGCACCCCACTCATCAATCAACTGCTCCTTCAAAATCATCGGATCCGCAACATCATAATCAATATCTGGGTAATCTGTCGCGTCGGATCGCAGGAAGCGAGAGAAGAGCAATCCGTACTTAATGGGATCGACCTGTGTGATGCGTAGTGCATACGCAACAAGGGAACCAGCCGCTGAGCCGCGGCCCGGGCCAGTCAGCATGGAGTCCGTTGCTCGATCAGAGATAGCCTTCATCGTCAAAAAGTACTTGGAGAAGCCGCGGTCGTCAATGACCTGAAGTTCGTGGCGCAAGCGAGCGAGATACTCCTCATCGTTTGCGAAACCCAGTTCATTGAGGCCATCCATCGATAGCTTAATCAGAGCATCAGTTGCGGACATGCCCGCTGGGACCACAAAGTCTGGTAGGCGGACTGTGTTGTCAGGAAAGAAACTCTCTACCCGGTCATGCGCAATGGAGTATGTGTTTGTGAAAGACTCCATAATCATGTCATCGTCGTACTCGACGTTGCAGAGTTGGGAATACTTTTTATATGACTCCCACATCTCATCGCCATTCTTAGGATAAAGCTCGTACCCGACCTCGTCAACGTCAACGGGCAAATCAGAATCGTCTTCTGCCCACGAGGGTCGACCCTTGCCCAGCCAACCGAGGCGATTATAAAGCTCCCGGTCTTTCCAAGCATCAGGATTTGGATAATGACTGTCTGCGGTGGAGATCAACTTTACATTGTGCTCCTGTGCCACCTGAACAATTAGCTTATTTAGATGATGTTGTTCTGGAATATTGTTCCATTGCAATTCTGCATACCAACGATCACCAAAGACGTCAAGCATTCGGCGTGTAGTCTCTCGCATGGATTCCAAGGCCTTATCAGCGTTGAAACCAGTGCGATTGCCCTCCTCATCATAAGTACTTGAACCCCAGAAGTCAGAAGCATAAACGCCTCCGAGGCATGCACTAGCTGCAATTACACCTTCGCCATACTTCTCCAGCATCTCATAATCCATGCGAGGATAGCGATAAAAGTTTTCTTCCTTATAGGATTCTGAAACCAGCTTGAACAAGTTATTTAGGCCAGTTTGGTTCTGGGCCAGGAGAATCAGGTGTGAGCGGCGCTTGAGGATGTTGTTTGTTGCGCGCTTCGACTCAGCCGAATCTTCTACAGTGGCTCCCGATTGCTTACCTTTTGCTAGCTCCCGAGCCTTCTTCTTATCCTGCATTGCCTGCTCGTACTCGTTGCGCCAGCCTTCCAGTGAGGGCACAAAATAGGCCTCAACCCCATAGATCGGCTTGAAGTCCTTGCCCTGTTCGACCATCTTTCGGCCATGAAGTACTTGATATGCAAGACCATTCATGTTTCCATGATCTGTAAGAGCCAAGGCATCCAGACCGTTTTGGTAGGCAAAGTCCATATGGTCTGCTGGAAAGCCAATCGCATCGAAGATGGAGCCGGCAACGCTGTGGGCATGAAGGTTGACGAATTTAATTTTTGGTTGTGTCATGTAGTTTCCTCACTGTCTATACACATTTTACTCAATTTTTTGCCTCTTGTCAAGTAAGAAGCGCGATATTCTAAAATTTTATTTGAGGCCATATATTCTGCATAAGAGGCCCAGGTTTGGATGTTGTGGTAGCTTTCGATCTCAACTGTATTATCTATAATAACAGGTTTTAAAACTTTGTCAAGCGTAAAATGGCGCGCAGAGTATCTTTCTTCTAAAGGCAACTTCTCTCTTGGATATAGGCCATCTTTCATTTCATTAGAAGTAAAGGCACCTGTTCCAGTTCGGATGATTCGGCGCATTTCCAGCCACTCGTCTTTGCCAAAAGTAAAACCAAGATAGCAATTCTGCTTTACAGTTTGTTCAGCATGGCTAAGAGCAAAGACTTCCTCCTTCTTTATTGTGTCGCGGTGAGTTCGTATCAGTGCAGGGTCATAAATACCATATGGGAAAGAGACATAATAACGATACGGGGCAACCCAGCCGCTCAAAGTCTTGCCAATCTTAAAGGCAGTTATTGCACCGTATAAGATAGACCATGCGATGCAATCTCGCTTGTTGACATCCTTTGAATGTATCGGAACATAGAAGATGGGTATAACGCGTCGGGACTCACTCGGGTATTTATCTTTCCTATAATGATACACCGGATCGTAAACGTACTCTCCTATTCTCGCCTTTACAATTGGTGAAATATCATCATTGCATACAACCCAAATTGTTTTACAGCCGGCGTATGCGCACTCCAATACTGAGCGCTCAATCGCGAGGAGATTATCACCAATTGGTAACATGCAGTCTGGCCACGGGAACCCAAGACTGTCTTCTTTGCCCGCGATTGGAATAACCCCTGCGATGTGGCGTCGTCTTTGTCTCACATGGTTTCCGTCAGATACTTTAAATATTTGTGTGTTGTTGGGCGAGGCAAGACATCAACAAGAGGCTCTGCCGTACGTACCTCTCTTCTGTTGGTTTCGATTTTGAGTGCGTAATACTTGTATTTTTCCGGGTTTTTCGTGTCGCGGCCGTTGCGGGCGCCGCGTATTCCTAGATTTCGCATGCGATGCAGTATACTAAACCGAGCATATGTATCAGAGTACTCATAACTGTGCAGTTGCTCTTTCGTCAAGTATGACACCGATACTAGGTCCTTTTTGTTGTGATTTCCATCTACTCTTTCTGATGGATAAAAGTGTATCCGATTAACGAAGTCTGCTTCGTTTTCTATTGTATCGAATTGGTGGACCATACCAGATCTGACGTCCATCCAATCTAAGACCTCATATTTCTCTGGGCTTGTGGAGGGCTCAAGCAGATTATTTCCCACGATG